ATGTAAAGTATGACATTGTTGGTTACGATAGACATGGCGTAGTTGCAGTTGATACTTCACCATGGCGTGCATTTGAGCATATCGAAAGACTTGAGCATATTTGTAAGATTGTACTGGCGGCTAAATGATTTATCATGAACGACTCTGATGTTTGGGAATTTGTAGACAATGATGACTTGTGGCTATTTGATAAACTAATTCTTTCAAAAAGACTTGGCTATAATTGTGGTCCTGCTGGAGTATTGCCTAAGAAAGAAGGGCGATACATAGTTCGACCATGTGTGAATTATCGTATGATGGGTGTTGGTGCAAAGTTCATGCATCTAAACACAAAAGATGATGTCATACCCGACGGACATTTCTGGTGTGAGATTTTCGAAGGAAGACATCTCAGTTTTGATTTTTACTGTGGAGAACAAGTTCTTGCAGTAGAAGGATTTAGAGAAGATGAAAATCTATCTCGCTTTCTATACTGGAAACGAGTGCAACAAAAATTTAATCTTCCGTTCTTTCTGAGAGTCATTTCAAAAAGATACGCATGGATAAATATTGAAGTCATCGGTAATAAAATTATCGAAGTGCATTTACGACAAAACGATGACTTCAAAGAACACGATGGAAACATAGTTGTTCCTATTTGGAACGATGAGACAATTGATATGACGAAGGAAATTTATCAAAGTCCATGTCGAGACAGAATAGGATTCTATGTTATCAAATGAAATATAAAACAATATTCATTAGTGATGTACACCTTGGAACAAGAGACTGCAAGGCAGAAGAGTTAAATAATTTTTTAAAGCACAATACATGTGAAACGCTTTATCTTGTAGGGGATATTATTGATGGATGGAGAATACAACAGAATAAGTGGCGATGGAAACAAAGTCATACAAATGTTGTTCGCAGAATTCTTGGTCACGCAAAGCGAGGCGTTAAAGTTATCTATGTAGCAGGCAATCATGATGAATTTTTAAGACCCATGCTATCGTATGGGTTTTCTTTTGGTAATATAGAAATTGTCAATCGCTATACCCATGAAGGTATTGATGGTAAAAAATATCTTGTCGTGCATGGTGATATGTTTGATGGAATCTCAAAAGTGGCGCCTTGGTTAAACTTCTTAGGAGACAAGGCATACGATTTAATATTAGCAATCAACACCAAATACAATTGGCTTAGACACAGATTTGGTTTTGGTTATTGGAGTGTGAGTAAATTTCTTAAACTTCAAATCAAAAGAGCAGTATCATATATCTTTGAGTTTGAATCAAACATCACAAACTACTGTAGAAAAAAAGGATTTGATGGAATTATTTGTGGTCACATTCATACCGCAGAAATCAAAAATATAGACGGAACAATTTACATGAATGATGGTGACTGGGTTGAATCATGCACCGCTCTTGTTGAGCATGAAGATGGTCGATGGGAAATCATTACTTGGAATCAAATCATATGAACATTCTCTGGGCGGTTGTAATTATTCCACACTTAGGCGCAACACCACAATTTGTTGAAGTGTGGCAGACAAAGGAACCTTGTGTGAAGTATGCGAGAGAGATTCAAGGAGGCAATTGCTTTCCTGTTTCTGTAAACAATAAATACGAAATCGAAAAACAAGTTCAAATGATTAATGAGTTGCTTAAATGAATCTAGAAGAAAAAATCACAATTGTTGTTCCATGTAAGAATGAAGAGGATTACATTTCTCATCTATTGGAACATTTAAGAATGCAAAGATATATTGGCAATACACGAATTATTATTGCAGATGCCTCTGACGATAATACCAGAGATGTCATACAAAAGAGCAAAGGCAATTTAAATGTTGAGATCATCGAAGGTGGTCCAGTTTCAATTGCAAAGAACAACGGTGCTAAACTTGTCACAACACCTTATATTTTGTTTATAGATAGTGATGTGAGATTTTTTTCGCCAACAACAATCGTAGATTCTGTTCATGCATTAGAATCTGAGAATCTAGATTTGATTGGACTGTACGCAAAGTGTTATGACGATGACATTCGTGCAAAGATTGGATTCACATTGTTCAATGTGATAAATGATATTATGAAACATTGGGTTCCGTTTGCAGTAGGAGCCTTCTTTTTAACTAAGCGTGATAAGTTCGAAGAGTTAGGATGTTTTCCAGCAAAGTATGAAACAAGCGAAGACTTCTTTCTTTCAAAAAAATACGATGTTAAAAAATTTAAGTTGGTCAAACATTACTTTGGTCAAGATAGCAGACGATTTCAAAAGATGGGTTACTTTGGTATGGCGTGGTATCTTATCAAAAACTTTTGGAATCGTAATAACGAAAAATACTGGGATAGCATAGACTATTCAAACTATTGGAGGTAACAATGCCAGGATATACAGTCTATTGTGATGAATGTGATGCAGGATACGATATATACATAGAAGAGAACGAGATACACGATAAGCCTCTTCATTGTGGTTACTGCGGATCAGATTTAAAAGAAGAAAACATTTCGTCTGACGCTGAAGATTGGGATGAAGATGATTGGGAAAAATTAGCAGAAGACGAATGGGAAAAGGATGACGATAGCAGGAATTGACTACTCAATGACATCCCCGGCAATATGCCTTTACGATGATACTGTTGGGGATTGCACCTTTGATAATTGTGTGATATACTATCTGACACAAAGCAAGAAGTACGAAACAAGTTTTAAGAATGTTCGTGGTGAATACTTTGAGTATACGAATGAGATGCAGAGGTATGACATAATTTCAAGTTTCTTTTTAGATCGAATGCTTGAAGTAGCACCTATAGACATGGCATACATAGAAGACTACTCAATGGGATCAAAAGGTAGAGTCTTTCATATTGCAGAAAATACTGGTGTTTTCAAATATAGAATGTGGCAATTTGGAATTAACTTTAAAACTGTGCCACCAACGGTAATCAAGAAGTTTGCTACTGGTAAAGGTAATGCAAACAAAGAAAGAATGCAGGAAGTATTTGAGTCGCAAAACACTATACGATTAAAGCATGAACTGAATCAAACAGAGAAACAATGGAATCCGTCATCGGACATCATTGATGCGTATTACATTTGCAAGTACGGCGTAAATGCTATATAATAGAACAACAATCAATAGAATGGAATATTATGGACGAAAGACTTCTAGATTTGACCGACCACAATCGACCCAAACCAAAACCACTAGGGCTACTACACACATTCTATGTGTCTGGTGTCATTGAAGATGCAAAGGAATACATAGAGTGGTTTGACATTATTCGTAATGCAAACGAGAACGATGCAATTAAAATTCACATCAATTCTCCAGGCGGTGATCTCTTCACGGCAATTCAATTCATGCGAGTGCTTACAGAAACAAACGCTACGGTCATTGCATCAGTAGAAGGTGCTTGCATGTCTGCGGCAACCATGTTGTTTCTCAATGCTCATCAGTTTGAAATCTCTGAGCATTCAATGTTCATGTTCCACAACTACTCTGGTATTGCAATTGGTAAAGGTGGCGAGATGTACGACAACATTACACATGAACGAAAGTGGTCTGAAAAGATTATGCGTAATGTCTACAAAGATTTTCTGACTGAAGATGAAATCAAAGCAATTCTAGAGAACAAAGATATTTGGATGGAAGGTGAGGAAGTGCTGAAGCGTCTAAAACTCAAGCACAAGATTCTTACCGAAAAACGTGAAAGGAAACCTAATGGAACAAGAGCAAAGCCAGCAGGAAAACAGCCAGCAAAAAAGTAGAGTATTGTTTGTAGTCTCTTCTGCAATTCACGCCAACTGGGGTGTCTACAATGCAGAAGAGAGATTGAACCAAACAATTGATACACTCAAGTCTATCAAAGAAAGAGTTGATGCTGACATTGTAATTCTTGATGGTGGATCAAAGCCTTTGTCTGATGAAGAGAAAGAAAAGATTCAGAAATACATTCGTTTGTTCTATGACTTTTCTTCCGCAGACAATGTTGTCCAAATACAAAAAGTGAACAATTGGGACATTGTAAAGAACATGATTGAACTGATCATCTTTGGTTCCTTCTACGATAAAAGCAAGAATGAACTGTCCGAAAGATATGATCGTATTTTTAAGATGAGTGGTCGCTATCGATTGAATGATAATTTTGATTTGAACAAACACCTGAATGCTGAAGGAAAGATTGTTCTTCACGGTCCATACACAAGTCAGTTTCCTTCACAAGTTACTGGTGGACAAGAACTTCAATACATGAGTCGTTTATGGAGTTTTGATGCCAGACTAACGCCATACATTTCCGAAACATATCTAAAGATGTTTAATCACATGAATGAGAGATTAAATGCTGGTGGTTACATTGACATTGAGCATTTGCTCTGTAAATTCCTGGATCCGAGACTGATTGAACTAACTGGCAAAATTGGAATTGAAGGCAACATTGCACCCAATGGAGTTCAAATTTCCGATTGACATATGAACTTGTGGAGATTATGGGCAAAAGCACTTGGAGAAAAAAGCGGCAAAAATGATGATGAGGCAGACAAAATCGCTTGCATCCGCACAGTCATTGTGTTAGTATATGTCATAACAAATCTAATTCTGATTGCAAACGTAATACATCATTGGTGAGATTATGAAAGTTAAAATTGGTCCTTACAAAGACAATGGCGAAGAACGTAAGATTGAAGTAAAGATCGACAACTACGATACATGGAGTATGGATAATACTCTTTCGTATATCATTGTTCCGATGCTCAAACAACTGAAGAAAACAACTCACGGTTCTCCATTAATCGACAATGAAGATGTTCCGGCACATCTTCAATGTACCACAACTGAATATTGGGACAATCAGAGAACTTTTGAGTTTTATGAGGAAGACAAAAAAGCAGAAAAGCAATTTTGGAAACTTCATCACAAAAAATGGGTGTGGGCAATGAATGAAATGATTTGGGCATTCACACAAATCCGAGATGGAGATGGCGATGATAAGTTTTTCAGGGATAACATATTGGTTGACAAAGAAGGTTTATCCGAGTATCATGAAAGAATAAACAATGGTACACGGTTATTTGGCAAATACTACAGAGGACTTTGGGACTAACACATATGAAGAAACAATGGACATTACAAGTGCAAGACGATGGCATACTTGAATTCCCTCCTGACTTCATCGAAGAAACTGGATGGAAAGAAGGTGATCGCATTCAATGGATTGATCGTAAAGATGGGAGTTTTGAAATGAAGAAGATTGATACTCAGTTTGTTCTTGTTGAAACAGTTAGCATGTTTCGTCAGCGATATGTTGTCGAAGTGCCGACAGGCGTTGATGCTTTCGGCAAAGACAAAGCATTGTGGGCATTAGATACAGTCACGATGGAAGAAGCAACCGAATTTTCGCAAAAGCATCTTGGTGAAACAATTACAAGCCATCGTGTTCTTTCTCATGATGAACTCATTAAGTTGTGTGATGAAGACAATGACTATGCAAAGGATTGGGAAGAGAGTCAAAAGTTTGAAGTATTCGTTACAGAATGGAAAGGCGAATGACAATGCAATGCTCATGTGGTCATACTGTAGATCACATGGAAGAAACTTATACTCTATCAATTGCTGATTATAATGAGCATGGCGACCCTTGCGTCATGTATGTCAACTACTGCAAGATGTGTGCTGATCGTGCTGAAGAAGAAGGTGTTGTTCTCAAAACACTTGAAGAAGAAGACTTATGGTTAAATCCTAGACCAAGTAAATGTAGATACTCTACGAACTGGATGGGTCCTGCTGGTCTCTGGTGGTATGAAGAACGAGGTCTTTTGAACGATAAAAAAGAAATTACTGAGCATTATTCTTGTGGCCGTATTGATGTGAGAGGTGGAGATACCGACATTTATTATGGTGACGAGATTGGTGTGCCGCCAATGAGATCAGAAGATTGGACTCGATTTGGTAATTGGTTAGATACTTTTGAAACTGATTTTATGTGGACGCTTGACCAATTGGTTGAGTTATATGAACGAAAGAATCCTAAGATAAGGTGGGCTGATAATGATTGAAAAATATGTTCGTGATGCAAAATTTACTCTGTTAAAACCTTATGATTCCTTTGCTAAAGATGATGACTTTATGGAAGTCTGTGATTGGAAAAATGGCGAAGGGTTTGATGTGACGATTAATGAAAGAACATTCTCATTTACGCATGGTCAATGGGAATGCCTTCAAACATTGGTAAATTATAAAGAATAAAATGAACGGATACGGTGCAAGTTGGAATCGACATTGCCTTGTAGTTCGAAATGGAATGTTGCTTGTCGTGATTGATAAAAGAGTGAGGTCTACAGTATGAGTATAGAGGCAATGAAGAAAGCATTGGATGCGTTGGAGGCTCACGCAGACATCGGCATTAACTCCGACAAAGCCATCACCGCACTACGCCAAGCCATAGAGCAGGCAGAGAAGCAAGAGCCTGTGGGATGGTTAGATAGCGAAGGGAGGTTTAGTTATTTCAAGCATCTCGATTCCGACGAACCACTCTACACCGCACCACCAAATCAAGAATGGGAAAATGTAACTGACGATGCTTTGATTGAAGAAGTCCGTAAGCGTGGATTTACTATTCGTGATGCTCAGATTTCATCAAAGCGTTGGATTGGACTGACAGATGAAGAATATAAATTTCTTCACAACAAAAACTATAACTATGAAGAACTTGCTCGTGCAGTCGAAATCAAACTAAAGGAAAGAAACAATGGCTGAATTGTCAGATTATGATTGGTATGAGCGGTACGATGGGTCACATAACAATATAAGAACCATAAAAAGTTTTGAGTGGACTTGCAAGGACGGAAGAAAAGTACCAATTGGCAAAATGACTGATGACCATTTGCTGAACGCATACAAAAAGTGCTGTGATGAAGATTTGTTGAAAGAAATGGTTGTTAGATTGTTTGAAGCCAAATTGAAGGAAAGGAACACATGAACCAACTCATAGAAAGGCTTATTGCAGAATCAACGATATGTCAAGGACATCCTCAGATTGATGGTTCATATTTTGACAAAGAAAAATTCGCCGAGTTGATTGTTAAGGAATGTTTAGGAATCTGTAAAGAAAAAGAGCAAGCAAATCTCTACGGAGTTAGAGAAGTTGAGAATACAATCAAAGAACATTTTGGAGTTGAATGATGGCGGATTACGTTTGTAACTCATTGATTTTATTGAAGAAAAAAAGTGCTTGACTTTTTGTTCCTTTTCTTATATAATTAGTTATAGGTTAAGAAAAGGAGCAGATGATGAACGAACGAATTCGAGAACTTGCTATACAGTCTGGTGCAAATGTAAGGAAATTCAAATATCAATCTACTATATCCGTAGCATTTGATGATGAATCCTTTGAAAAATTCGCCGAGTTGATCGTGCGGGAGTGTGCCCGTGTGTTAGAAGCCAAGAAGTTGGCAGACACCCCAATGGGCGTAGAAGCATTCGCAGAGGACTGGGACGTAGGATACAACGATGCTATGGAAGATGCTGTCAAGTGTATCCAAGAACATTTTGGAGTTGAAGAATGATTAAATTAACCTATGATGAATGGCTTGAAAAATACGGCAGTAAGTTGAAAGACGGACAGTTTCAGACCGCTCAAGAAATGATATCCGATTTTCAAAAACTCCACGGACTATCTTTACAAAATGAAATTGATAAAATAAATCAATCAGAATATCAGTTATACCTAGAACGATTTGACACAGGAGTTGAAGAATGAACGAACGAATTAAAGAACTTTCACTACAGGCTTCGGATTCTATCCCGGATGATGTCAGTGCTGAACACGCAATGTATCTGTTTCAGAAAAAATTCGCAGAGTTGATCGTTCGGGAATGTTGTGGTGCCGCCGATGAGTGGTATCAAAAGCATAACGAACTCCATTGGGACCCGGCTCAACATATTAGAAATCATTTTGGAGTTGAAGAATGAGTCAAGTAGTCAAAGCAATTACAGCACACGATACTGGTAATCGTAAAATCATTAGAGATGAATTCTCTCCATTGTTTCAAGATGTATTCGGTGTCAAGTCTCAAATCCAGGACTTAAACCTTACTGAAGGTGTTGCAAAAGAATATCGAATTGGTGTCACAATTGGTTCTCAAGTTTGTGTAAGTGATTTAGAAATTGCTCAAGGTAAAATCGATGTATTACAAGAAGCAATTGATCGAACTAAGCGTCAGGTAATTGAAGCAATCTTTGGTGAGTTTAGGCAGGACTTGATGATGATTGAAAGAGCATTATATGATCGTGACTTTCAAAAATCCAGAGACTATTTAAGGATTTTAGAACAGAAAATGTTTGGAGTTGAATCGTGAACGAACGAATTAGAGAACTTGCTGAACAGGCTGCTGGAAATTTTACAGAAAATTTCCAGTGGGATTACCTTCCAGAAATTGACAAGGATATTTTTGAAAAGTTCGCCGAGTTGGTCAGGGCAGACGAGCGTGAGGCGTGTGCAAAGGCGTGTGAGGAAATTTCTGACTATGCTTATGCGTTATGGAAAGTTGATGCAGACCCTACCGAGCTGGGATGGGAATTAGGTGCAGAACATTGTGCTCAAGCAATCAAAGCAAGGGGTGAGAAATGACCCATCAAGAACTTATTGATACACTAAGAACGGCAAGTGAATCACAGGACAACATCGCATTGAAGATGTTATTGTTAATGGCAGCAGATAGAATTGAAGGACTAATCCAATGAGTAATCTACATTTTCATGCTATGTCAGAATTCCGTGCCGCAGGTTTCATTGATAAAAACGGAAACTATTGTGATATAATGCAAGAAGCAGTCTGTAAGAATATACTGAAGATGCTTGATGTGTTTAACGATGAAGGACATTCAGGGTTTAGTGCATCGTATACTGTGAATATGTTTAGTAAACTTGCTATGTTTCAACCACTTACTCCGTTGACTGGTGAAGATTGGGAATGGAATGAAGCAAGTGAAGGTGTCTTTCAGAATAAACGATGCAGCCATGTATTTAAACAAGCGGATAGGTTTGGTGGACAGGCATATGACATTGATGGTAAAGTGTTCTGGTCATGGCAAGAGACAGACGAGTTTGGTGCATTGACCAAAGACTTTTATTCAAATAGTGATTGTTTTGTGCCTATTAGTTTCCCCTATACACCAAAGCGAGAGGTGGTTTTCGTACCTACAGAGCAGTTTCCAAATGAGGTTTTGAAATGAACGAACTAATCAAAGAACTTGCTATACAGTCTGGTCTGAATGCTCCGTATGGTAGTGATCATGAAGGTTTGCGAGATTTTGACTATAGAAAGTTTGCAGAGTTGATTGTGCGGGAATGTGCTAATATTGCTCTACGAGAAGACCATGAACCTGATGAATGTATTTTGCATCAGTTTGGTCTAAGACGATGAAGGATGAAAGAATGAGTAAAGACCTAAAGTTTACAACGGCAAGTGAGTATGTGGAAGAGAATGCATACACACCAGATTACTGGACAGTCGTAAAGATTACCACACCACAAGACGATATAATCTACAAGGTCTTTGCTACATGGCGTGGTTCGTATACAATGAACGAAGCATGGAGAATGAACTCAGGCATTACAAATGTAGAGACAGAAGGTGACTACATAAAATTCTATGGAAACTCTGGCTCTGTCTATAAATTAGTGAATAAAGAATCTAATTATCGTACCACGGCATACACCTATTCTGTGTTAGAGCATATGAAAAAAGGATTAGAAAAACTGAATGGTACGATTGAAGAATTGCCTTTTGATACAAATTGGAAAGAATTAATTGTTTAGAATTCTAAGTTTCTTTTTTCTTTTGTTATCTCTCTTTGGATTACTATTGTTATTAATTCCAGCAATTGGAATTCTTTTTGGAGTATTGTTTAAATGAAAGTCATGATGATTGATCCGCCTGCTGGTTGGAAGTATGGATTTCCAAAAGCAATGCCGAAAAAGTTTGATACATGGGAAGAAAGTCAAGCGTGGTTAGTCTCTGAAGGGTATCCTCAGAGTGAGATTGATTCTTACGGCGATCATTTCTATTGTCGTTATTGGGAAGAGGAGATGAATGATGACATTACCTCATGAGAGATACCGTGCCATGAAATGTGGCTATCAGTTTCTTTTAGATTTGCAAGACCCTAAGTTGACACCTAAAGTCCCAGCATATATAAGACAGAGAGCATCCTCTGTTTTGCGGCACTATCCGTTTGAGTATCATTTCGACATGATAGCAGACGCATTGCCAAATGATTTTGAGAAGACAGATCCATATTTGAAAAAGATACAGGAGGCAAACAATGGGTGATGACGATGACATCGTGCGGTTTCTAAAGAATCTATTAGATCCAGATATGTACGGGTATGCAGTATCACAAGAAGTCCGAGATGAAGCAAAAAAATTGCTAAATAATTATTTTAAATCTGAGGGAGAAATACTATGTCAGTAGAATTAATTTTTGGTTTGATTTTCGTTGTATTGATTGTGGCAATTCTATTTTTCAATCGATCAAGCAAAGGTCTTGATGTCAATCAAGATGGCAAAGTCGATTTGAATGATGCCAAAGCCGCAGTTGAAAATACTGTCGCTGGAGTTAAAGCAACCGCTGATGTCAACAAAGATGGTAAAGTTGATGCAGGTGATGTTAAAGCAGTTGCAACAAAAGTAAAAGCGGCAACTAATCGCAGTCGTAAAGGTCCTGGACAAACTTCTGCAAAGAAGCCAGCAGTCAAAGCAAAGACCAATCGCAGTCGTTAGTTTTTGGAATCTGCCGTATAAGCAATGAGTCTATACGGCAGAAACCACATCTCAATCATCATCTTCACATAGAGATCAATTATCATTTGGCTAATGGGTTGTCAAGCGCTTTTTGAATCTTCTCATCAACCTCTTTGCTAAGAGTCTTCAATTCGTTTCTTACATCACGAACATCCTGAACTGTTTCTCTAGCAGATTCTTTTGATGTTCTCTCTACAGATTCAACAACACCCTCTACTCGCCGAATGTCTCGCTTGAGATCATTCTTAATTTCGTTTGCATAGCCAGTTGCTTCTTCAACGGAGCCTTTCGTTGCTTCCATTTGCTTTTCAAGTACAGACATTCTCTCATTGATAGAAGACAAGTCTGGTGCTACATACTCTTGAATTGCGGCTTTCATGTCCATATAATCTTTGTACACCTCAAATGCGCCATAGAGTCCACCAAGAATTGATGAGATGATACCACCAGCAATCATTAACTTTGCTGGAGTAAAATTAACGCCACCTACACTAATGACTGTATTAGGATCAACTGCGGCTTCAAGTTGATCTACTTTTGCATCTAAGTCTTTCGACATGTTATCCTCTTCTTGTCCAACTACTTATGCCAACATAGGCACCTACCACGCCACCGAGCGCAATCCAATACAATTCTAAAAGTCCGTCTAATGATGCAAGTCTTCCATCAGGTACAAAGAACATCAAAGCAAATGCGGATGCAACCATTGCCACAAGACTAATCCAAGCCATGCGTCTACGATGATTTGCCCTTCTTTCATACAATTCCATTTCTTTATCACTCACGATACCATCTCCAGTTAAGTCAATTTCATTATTTACTAAGGGTACTTGTTTATCTTCTTCTATATTGTTCATTGATCATCTCTTGGTGTAATCTGTCGTTTGCTCCCGAAAGTAAGCGTAATGATCTACGATTATCGACTGGCTCAAGATTCTTGTAAATCTCTTCCGTCTTGTAAAACTGAATATCTGCCAACTGCTTATTTAGATAAGCATCAAAGTTTAGCGGTTCTTTAGCGATACTATCAATGCCTACATTGCCTGCGGCTTCATTGTTTTGCACTTCTTTTTTAACTGTTTGCGTAGTCTCTTTTTGATCTTCATTCATCATCCTTGGTAGTGATTGATTCTGTAACTCAGAAGTTTCAACTTTAGTCTCAGTCTGTAACTCAGAGGTTTCATTTTGTCCTTGAGTTATATTTTGTGGCAGATTTGTAACTTCAGTTGATACGTTTTGTGCGTCAAATATAATTGAAACTGTGCTTTGAGGGATCTCTACAATTGACTGTTGAGAACTTTCATTTTGTTGTTCAATCACAATTTGTGGACTTTCGAATTGAACAAATTCTTGAACAGGTGTGCTTTCAGATTGACTTGTCTCTACACTTATCGCATTTAAATCTTGATTCTCAGTAAGAGATTGTTGAATAGAGTTTTCAGTTTGTCTTGAAATCGATGCCAGCGTTTCGTTTGTCATTGAGAAATCTGGATTTGCATTTTCTTCCATTGATTGTTCAATGCTCTGATTGACAATTGCCATCGTTGCAGATTCATCTGTTGCTTCACGAACAATTCTTGAAATCAGATTCATGTCAACTGGCTTCTTTTCTCTGACTTCTTCTGGTATACCATCAGGTACTTGCAATTCGCCTGTTGATGTTACTTCAATACCACCAGCATCCACTTTGACTTCACCTGTTGTTGTTTCTTCTGGTATTGATGTTGAAGATGTTGTAGATGGCGTCAAAGAGTAGTCAACTGATGCGACTTCAATCTCTGGTTCAGGACTGGAACCCCAACCCAATAAAGAAAAAAGATTTGCCATGTATGCTTCAAGATAACCAGGACACGAACTTGAATACAATGGATCTGCGGCACAAGGATCAAACGAATAATTGACTGAGAGAGAAACATTGCGAACTTCAGGTCCATAGTAACCAGCCCAGAATCCTCCATCTCTACCTGTAATACTTAATGTGATGCTTTGTGGATCGGTATAAGGATTAGCATAAGTGTGTGTATTGCTGGCTGTATACCACGCATCATATAAAATTGTGGCATTGTCCCATGAATAATTTTGAGATTCAACTACTGTACCAGAAGAATCTCTCAAAGCCACATTGAAGTTTAGCGTATCGTTCCGAGTAGTATTGTTTGAGATATAACGAAAATCCCAACTAAAATTATAACCATGAACTTGAATGCCAGTACCACCAAGTGCTTGATTGATGCCTATAGTCTGCGATACGGTGCTTTGACCATAAGAAAACATAATCGTATCTGTTGTCGTATCGTATAGAGGACCCGATCCGGATATAGAAGCACAGCATCCTCCGGGGTCAGCACCATAGACGGCACCTGACCAATTGTTGTTATTGATCAGATTATCACTATTGTCAATCTGCTGGGCGTTAGAATATGCCGAAAAGCAGAGCGCCAAGAAGAGCGCCGAAGCCAGTTTTCTTATAGAAGTCATCTGTTTGTTCTTCTTCTGGTTTTGGAATTTTGTGTGGATGTGTTTCCCATGCAATCTTAGCGGCATTGCCAATCATGCCTTCAAATGGACATGGTGTGCCTGCATTCCACATTGCATCAAATACTCTACGATCTTGGCACATGACTGAAACTGCCGCTACTTTCATGCCCATATCGTACAGAGTCTTAGCATTCTTCAAGCGTTCACAATTCAAGTCTCTTATGGTACCACCAGAACTGACACCAAGAATCTGTGTCTGAACTGCACCAGATGTTCCTGTGGTACAAAGATCATTGTTACCACCACTCATCATGCTTGGTGCAATCGCAGTTGGTGGTGGTTGCTCTACTTTCGTTTCATTAATATTACGATTGGTATTCTCGTTTACATTTTGAGATGTAGAGGTATTCGTATTATTTGATGTTGAATTGACATTGTTATTATTGTTGAATGTCTGTTCGCCAGAGTTTATGTTGCGATTGGTATTATCGCTAGTGCTGGTATTGACATTTGTATTGTTACTTGTCGAAGTATTGATATTTGTATTGGTATTGTTGCTGGTTGTATTGTTTATGTTCGTATTTGTATTGTTGCTAGTCGAAGTATTGACATTCTCATTACGATTGGTACTGTTAATTGTAGAAGTATTGACATTGTTGTTATTGAATGTCTGTTCTCCACTATTGATGTTCACATTCGTATTGTTGTTGGTATTCGTACTTGTTGAAGTATTCACATTATTATTGTTATTGGTGTTTGTGGATGTCGTGGTATTGACATTGTTGTTATTGTTCGTGTTTGTGCTAGTCGAAGTATTGACATTATTATTGTTGTTCGTAGCCGTACTATTCACCGTGGTATTGTTGGTGTTAGTATTTGTGTTGTTGTTTGTATTAGTTGATGTGACTGTGCTAGTAGATGTAGACGTATTGTTGGTATCTACCTTTGTTTCCGAATCATAAGCGTGTGCTGATAAAGTCATAACAAAAAGTCCCGCCATAGCGACCTTTTTGCTGAAGTTCATTTAATTTTCATTCCTCCTAGTTGAGTGATAGAAACACTATGTCAATATAGAATCGACATAATGTAGAACTACTTTAGTATTTATTTGATTTGTTTAACTTTTTACGCCTGGCTCTTTGAAGTAACCCTCAAACTCTTGATCATTGAAGGGCTTATAATTCTTTCCTGATGTAACGGCGCAACCTGAAGACATATCTGCATTAAAAATAACGATTGTCCAAGTCGTGGTATCTCGATTTGCAAATAGAACCAATGTTTGATTTGCAATGTCATTTGTTGCAGTCAACATTGGAATCTCTTGAAACTCAGTTAAAAGTTCTTCAATGAGCAATGCTGACGGAGCGCAATACGGTCCTTGATTTGCGAATTGAGCAGACGCTATGTTAGTGAATGCTAACATACTAATTGCTAAGAGAAATTTACGCATTTTTGACCCTTTCAAACATGTATTTATGTAAGTACTCACTTACATAGCGTTGTTTTTGTGCAACAGACCAAAAAAGACCTTGCATTCTTTGCCAATTGTGCTATACTATAAACATGATGAGAAAGAAAAGATCAGATCGAAATCACGTTCTTTATCGTGTTACTTGCATCGATACCGGTGACAGTTATATCGGTTTGACAGTTGCAGACGGTCGTGCTTTTCTGCGTTCTGTAAAAGTTCGTTGGCAGAAGCATGTGAGCCGCGCGGTTCGTGAGACAAAAGATTGGAATTTTTGTCGTGCCCTGCGTGATCTAGCCGATTGCGAGTGGTCGTATGAAGTAATCGAAGTTGTTCGTGGTCGTAAGCCTGCTCATCAGCGTGAGCGTGAGTTAATTTCAATGTTCGAACCCAGTCTCAATACTTTCTAAGGAGTCTTAAAATGCTTAAAGGTTATCTCTACAGTTATTATGACAACGGTGTGAAGATTGATGTTTACAAAGATCGCAAGCCCAAGAAAGAAGAAAAGACTTGGACGCCTGAAAGAATGGCTGGGTCTGTGTTCAATCTCGGTCGCAAACAAGAAACTATGAAAGCGTATGCCTCAAATGCAAGCAGATAAAATTTTAGAGTGGTCCTCTACCGCAGTTCTATTGGTAGGGGTCTATCTTACCGCAGTCAATATCTATCCAATGAATGTCTACATTTCACTTGCCGGAAACTTCGGTTGGCTTGTCGTTGCCGTTCTCTGGCGAAAGTGGTCACTTCTAACGGTGCAGTTGGTAATTGTCGGAATCTATCTCTACGGTATGTTGACAACATTGAACTAAATATGCTATAGTTGTATCTCATACTTTTGGAGAAGATTATGAATGATCCTAAACAAGTCGTGGTTGCGGCTATCTTTATATTTTTTATCGTGTTTGTTTTGACATTAATATCGTCTTGGCTTACGATTCTATCATTGAATGTTTTATTTGCTAAAGAAATTATTGCATTAACAATTCAAAGCGTTTTTTCACTTGCATGGATTAAAATGGTCATCACAGGAATGTTAAGTGGAATAGTAAGAATCACTCATCAACAAAGAGGATAAAAAAATGAAACCCCTAGTTGCCATCATTGCTGGTCTTTTTGCCGCATCAGTTTATGCTGATACAGTAACATACGAAACTGCGAGAGTTGTCGGTGTTGAACCGATTACTACAAAAAGTTATCGCACAATTCCAAGACAATCGTGTACGATGGTCGAAGAGTATCGTGGTGATGGTCATGCCGCAGTCACAGGTGCAATTGTAGGTGGCGTGATCGGTCGTAACGTAGCAAAAGACAAAGATGCTGGTACAGTTGTTGGTGCGATTGTAGGTTCAGCAATTGCAAGTGAAAATGCAAGACCTGGGGTTCGCATGGTCGAGCGTTGTTCATCCTATCAAGATCGTGAATACTACGAGCGAATTACTGGATACAATGTAACATTTGAGCATGAAGGTCAGTTGCGTACCACAAGATTTAGTCGTGATCCCGGAAATATTGTTCGAATAAAAGTTGTGAAAAAAGTTTATGCAATTGAGTAGGTTTTTACTTTTCGGTTTGCTATGCACAAATCTCGCACATGCCGAGATTACAGTTGTTGAAGAATTTTCTTCCGACAAAAGCATACATACTGCAAAAGTGCTTTCAAAAGAACCGATCTATCGTACAATGACGCAGACGGTTTCTAAACCTGTTTGTCGTAGTGTAGTATCATCCACACACTACGGACCAAGAGACAAAGTTGAAGTTGTTTATCGTGATACCAAAAGATGTAGTAACGAGTTTTCTGTAGAGCAGATAAGGGTCCTAGCAGGGTTCTCTGTCTATTATGAGTACAATGGGAAATACTTTTCAGCAGTTTTAGATCATGATCCTGGTGAGTATGTTTCAGTTCATTCGGGAAAATAATGTTTTATATTTACGGAGCCAGAGAAAGTAAAGGAACAGATAAAGCAGAAAATCTCTTGATGATTTGTCAGAAAGAGTATAAACTGTTTCTATACAATGAAGATTTCACGTTTAATCAGTTGCAGAAACTTGTTCCAGGAACAAATGTTGTTCCACATATTTTTGACGGACCGAAGTATGTTGGTGGCGTGAGAGAGTTGTATGATTATTTGTACACAATTGTAAAATTTGATGAGGAAAGAAATGATGAAAAGTGAATTGCTTAGTGTATATTCAACAATGAGCGAAAAAGATCAAAAGATGTTTCGTGAATGGATCACAGGTATTCTAAAGCAGGAAACTGCCACCTTGACATTCCAGAAGAAAGATGGTACAATGAGAGTCATGAAGGCATCATTGCGTGAAGATCATATGCCAGTCTTTGAAAAGAAGACTGATACCGTTCGCAAAGTCAATGATGAAGTGCTTTCAGTTGTAGACTTGGAAAAGAATGAATGGCGTTCTTTCCGTTTTGATTCAATACGAAAGATTGAGTTTTCTTTAGGAGAGTGATCATGAAGTTGTCGAAAATCTCGACACGAGGTGATGATAAGTATGCTGGCATCGAACCCTCTTGGGCAAATCAGCAAGGTACCAAATCTGAATTGATGTCAGCATTCAATTGGTACAATTACTTTTGCGGCAAGAAAGAAGCAAAAACTTTTGTCGTAGAGTATCTCCAGTCCCTATCCAAAAAAGAAGAGATTGCAACAATTTCTTCTCTTCCCGATTCTCAAATCAATTTACAGTTAGGTTGGCTGGCAAGAATGATGTGCCTTGGTTACAAACCTGATGATGAGACAATCAAGTTCTTCAAAGACGAGTTTGCCGAGACATTGGTCAAAGCGAAGTTTGCGAGAGCGAACAAAGTTGTTGAGAAACCATCTGTAGGTCAAGTTGTCAACATTCAAGACCGTATCAATGACAAAGCAAACGAAGAGATGGGTGAACTAGAAGGTTTCATTGATGATTTTGTTTTGAATGGATGCAAGTCTAAAGTTGACATTGCCAATTTTATGAAATCTCGTCAGTACTCTTCAGTTGTCGCAAAGCGTATTTGTGATGGTTTCATTGGTCGTGCAAAAGAGATTGAAGAAGCATTAGAGGGCGGCGATGATCAACTCAAAGAAGGTTACTGCAACTTTACGAAGCCTGAACTCAAGCGATTGAAAGATTTGCTTGATACGATTGTGTCTGAGTCGAATCGTATGACTACGGCAAACAAGCCAGTTCGTAAGAAGCGCAAAGTCAAAGAGAAGCCTGCAACAGTTGTTGTGTCTAAACTGAACTACATGCCAGAGTTTCCTGAGTTAAATCTGAAAAGCGTTCAGCCCGAAAAGATTGTTGGCGCAATGCAAGTCTGGACGTACAATACCAAAACAAAGTTGCTTGGTGTGTACAATGCCGACAATGCAAAAGGTCTGACTGTAAAGGGAAGCACACTTCAAAACTTCAATACAGAGACATCGATTGGCAAGCGACTACGCAAGCCCGAGGTCGTGTTGAAAGATTTGATTGATGCTGGCAAAGTGAAACTCAAAAAGATTTTACCAGACTTGACCACGAAAGAATCTGCGATGACTGGTCGAGTGAATTCTGATACTATTATAGTGAGGATATTATGAGTATTGTAACAAGCGTAGAAGTATATGATCGTGTGGCTCATGTCGAGGCACTCAAAGATGAAATTGAAGTTTTGAAATCTAGACTTCAAGAGTATGATACTGGCAATTTGAAGACTGCGATTTCTGTTTTAGAGAATCGTGTAAAAGAATTAAGTTCCTGGATTGCACAAAATTACTGATGAGTTACGCCCGTTGGTCAAATTCTTGTTGGTATGCATTCTACAATGTCAATGGTTGCCTGTCTCTGTGGTATGATATGGAACATACGATTGACATTCCATACGAGGATGCATTGACAATCACAAAAGAAGATGTTATAGTCATGTATGAGTGTACCGAAGAAGAAGCCGAAGAAGCGATGAAGTATGTCGGCTACTTCCTGAAAGATTACGATCCTAAAGACGTAGAGAAATACATAAAAGAAGATATGGAAATTTTAGATAAATTGATGAAAGAACAAAATGATCCTAGTTGATTTGAATCAGGTAATGATTTCCAATCTCATGATGCAGATTCGTAATGCAAATGAAGTTGATGAAAATCTCATTCGACATATGGTTCTCAATTCGTTGAGAATGTACAATGTCAAATTCAAAGAAGAGTATGGCGAGATGGTCATTTGTGCCGATGACAAGAAGTACTGGCGCAGAGAACTGTTTCCATACTACAAAGCAAGTCGCAAGAAAGCCAGAGAAGAATCTCCGCTTGACTGGAATCTAATCTTTGAATCACTCAATAAGATTCGTGATGAACTCAAAGAAACATTTCCATACAAAGTGATTCAAATCGAACATGCTGAGGCCGATGACATCATTGCCACACTTTGTCATGAGTATGGCGTGTATCTGAATGCATCGGAGCAAGAAAAGATTCTGATTCTTTCAAGTGACAAAGACTTTTTGCAACTGCAAAAATTCGTCAATGTCTATCAATACAGTCCAATGCAAAAAAAGTTTCTCAAAGAGTCAAATCCAGAGCGATTCCTCAGAGAACACATTATGAAAGGTGACAAAGGCGATGGAATTCCTAATTTTCTTTCTCCTGATGATATATTTGTATCTGATGGTCGTCAGAAGCCTGTAACTGAGAAAAAACTAAATACATGGGTAACACAGGACCCGGAGTCGTTTTGCGATGAAGTCATGCTGAGAAATTACAGGCGCAATGAGATGTTGATTGATCTGTCTAAAGTTCCAGAAGATTACAAGCAGAGGATTCTAGAAGCCTTTCGGAATGCAATTTCGAATGGTCGGGAAAAGATTTTTAATTATTTTGTCAAGCATCGTATGAAGATGTTGATGGAACACATACAGGAATTCTAATTATGCCTATTGATGTAAGTAAACTGACTTTGCCAGAATTGTTCAAACATATCGATGAGGTTCCTATCAAGGGAAAATCAGCGGCTTTAACTGCAATTGCAAACCTAAGAAAAGACTTAAAGGATCTTTTATACTATACTTTTCGTAAAGATGTAAAGTTTGAACTGCCTGCGGGCGTTCCTCCATACAAAAGAATGGACATACCTGCAAACATGGGATTGAATCGACTTCCTGCTGAGATGCGAAAGTTTCAGTATTTTGTGACTGGAACAAATCTAGAAAAACTTAGACGAGAGAAAATGTTTATTGAAATGCTTGAATCTCTCTCGCCAGAAGAAGCGGATCTTGTGCTTATGGTAAAAGAAAAGAAGTTCACAAGTTATAAGAGCATTACCAGAAAACTTGCTGAACAAGCAGTTCCAGAAATCTTTAAGGGAGAAAAGTAAGGCTATATGGCTAAGACTAAAAAATATCAAAATTTTCGTGAGTTCTACGAGGACGAGGATCGTCCAGTAAAGAAGCCGAAGATGAAACCCGTCAACGAGTCACAAAAAGATAAAGACCGCTTTCGCAAACAATTTCGATTTATGGATCCTCGTGTAGTGGATGAGGATTTTGATGACTTTGAAGAAAGTCAGTAAGCACTAACTAACACTACCAAAATAGTCCTTGACATTTCGCAAAAATTGAGTAAAATGGATACTGTGATAAACGAATTGGAGGACGAAATGGTAGACGGACTTAAAGAGTATCTTGAGCATATCAAAGCAGACTATCGCAAAGGGTATGGTAGTCGTGATGATGAGATTGCTCAAGAATTCATCCGCAAATTTGAAGCAGGTCTTGAAGTCGAAGTCGGCAACAAGTACCTCAAGGTCATCACAAACCGATCTGTACACTCCTTCATTTGCCTGAAAGACATGGGCAAGTTCGCAAAGGGTGACATTCTCAAAGCCGCTTCTTGGCGGTCTCCAGCAAAAAACTTTCCCCGTGGCAACATCATAGCCCGCAAGTACGGCGCTACGAGTTGGACTGGGGCTATGTAAGTGAGTACTCACTAACTAAGGGTGTTGCGCTTCTGCAACACTACCAAAAAAGCCCAAAAATACCTTGACTTTTCCATGGATCCGTGTAGAATAGTAAATGTAGTGATTGATATGGAGATTGAGATGAAAACAGAAACCCCTTCTTTTGAGATGTTTACTTCCGCCGGTGATCGTGTTGTGGCTGATCTAGTTGAGTTTGCTAAGACCCACAATCTTTCTTACCCAGTTGTCATGAGTATGATGGACGCTATCGGCACAGATGAGCGTTTCGGTGAGATTACCGACACGGCAGTTCGTGAAGTAATCGGTGAAGAACTCGGTTGGTACGTTTAAGGAGATTTGGAATGAATACGAAAATTATTATTGATGGTCTGAAGAATTCCCAGAAGTTTCGTGCGATTATCAACGGCGTTGTGATCGGCGATTGTCAGGTAAAAGATTTACTGGGTAATCGATTCATGCAGAGAGAGCAGAGGGTTGCCGTGTGGAATGCTCTGATGAAAATTGGAACGAGCCGCCGCATTAATCTTGGTTGTTGCACTAGTTTTGCTGGCCGAGATCAAGGCGTTGATATTCAAGTTGATTTGCTTTAAGGAGTTGTTATGAGTAGCGAAAAATTAAATCGAATGTTTGATTATCTTGATAGTCTGAAAAAGTCTGGCACCGTCAATATGATGTGGTCCAGTAAGTATCTTGAGTATATGTTTGGTGTTAATTCCGCTGAAGCAAAGCGGGTTCTCTTACAATGGATGAGCAAATAGTTGTTGTATTTGTGCAACAAGTGAAAAAAGTCCTTGACATTTTGCCAGAACCGTGTAGAATAGTAAATGTAGTGATTGATACGGAGACTTTGAAATGAACTATGTGACCGCCATTTTAGTGTATATCATGAAGTGGATTGGCTTGATTGCTTTTCTTCCCTTTCTTCTTCCTGCGTTTCTGATTGTGAAGTTGATGGGAATGGACATAATGAATCTTGATGGCATGGGCATGGAAATTATAATCATGTTTGCCATTGCTGGTGCCCTTGCTATCGGCACTGGTTTCTTTGCTCTCGGTTACTTTCTGTAAGGATTAAAAAAATGGCAATGTTAGTTATTCGTACTCAGTATCAAGAGAACTACGGTACCGCTGATGATCCTTACTGGAAAAACAAAGGCGGACAAGAATACAAAGTGAAAAACTTGCCGAATCCTATCTCTGAAGAGGAATTGCTTGAGGTGGTGGACAGTCTGCTACCACAGGTGCAATATTACAATGATTACCAAGTCCAGTACCTTCTGAATTGGTCGGTTGAGTCTGACAATTACATGTCGTGGTTTGAAAAGTCTCAGTTAGACTATGACGGTGAGATTACATTCTATGAGCCGTCTTATGAGTATGATGATCTTAAAAAATTGGAGATTGCGTAATGAAATATGATGAGCGACACGGTGGTCCGTATGACCGTGGTAGTGCTGATGCATACTATGGTCGTGACTGGAATCCGCACTATTTTCTTGGTGCGACATACGATAGTCATTTAGTGACAAAAGATTTTATGTCGGTAGAAGACCTTTTGGCTTACACCGCTGGTTATAAAGAAACACCATTTGCACAAAAGGAGTGGTAAAGTGATGAATGAGAGAATCCGAGAACTATTTGACCAAGCGACCGTGATTAAAGACGGTGGTGATTATGTGTCAGGCGAACTGGATGCCATTCAGTTCGCCGAGTTGATCGTGCGTGAGTGTTTATCTATTGCTGACCGCCGTGGTGCTTATGAAGTTATGGATGACATTATTGAACATTTTGGAGTTGAATCATGAACGAACGAATTCAAGAACTTGCTGAACAGGCTGGCTGGGATATGGGTGATGAGGTGTGTGGGTTTACTACGAGGCTGGACAAATTTGCCGAGTTAATTGTGCGGGAATGTCAGGATAATTTGGCATGGCATGGGTACGATGAAGCAGTTATCCAGTTGGATTGGTTTCTGCATCATAAAATTCGGAGTTGAATGATGAATGTATTCTTTGTGACTTACCAAGAAAAAGATTTCGCTGGCCATGTCGGTGGTTCGGTATGGGATGGCGTGTACGATTCACGAGAAAAAGCAGAGGCTCGTGTAGATGAATTGAGTAAAGATAAAACGGTCGAATGGGCTGATTACGAACAATTTGAGGTGAAATGAATGAGAAACTTTGTGGCGAAATATGCAAAGCGATGCGGCGCTGGTCGCCACACCGTCAAAGTGAAGTACACCCGTAAACAAAAACACCGAAAGGAATTGTCATGATTGGTGAGATGATGAGCATTTATCCGCTTTTGAATATGCTTTCTTTATATGCATCCGTGCTGAAGGAGAACTTTCTTGGATAGGTTTACTCAAAGAACTTTGTTTGATATTCTGGAACAGAACCAGCGAAAAGTCTATAAGATTTGTTTTGCGGTTTCATTTGCCAGTTTGCTTTTAATCTTTCTACTTTCCGCAGGTATAGTATGAGTGCAATGTCTGAACTTTTCCTCGAAGTGATGGAATTAATTGAAAACACCCAAATGTCTTTTCAAGAAATTGCAAAGACCCTTGACATTCCGCTAGATTATGTTTATGATGTTGCTGAGATCATGGGAGAGTTTGACGAATGATATATCTTGATGGCATGGGTCCTCGTCAGTCGATTGCGGCTGAATTGTTAGATACCGTAAGATTCGGTGGCATTGATCGCATCAAAGGTGCGAATGGTTATGCAAAGAAAAAATTAAATGTCGGTGATGCGTATGTATTGCCGTTCGGTACAAGCAAAGATTCGTTTGGTGCAATTATCATTCGTGCGCCAAAGAATATCGAAGTGAAAACTTCGGTCAATGGTGCGAAGGCTTCCAGTAAGTTTCGCAATGTCTATGAAGTGAAGCAGTTTTTGATTCGTAACTTTATCATGTGAAAGGAAGTAAAATGCAAGGCGAAATGCGAGATCAAAACGAAAGTAAATTTTCTGCCACTAAACTCATTATGAATGTAATGATTGTTTCAACATTCGCACTTACTGGTGTTGGAAGTGTGGTAGCATATGAAACTTATATGAATACCTATCAAATCAGTAAAGCGAAGTTTATTTGTACCAAGATTGAGCAAATCGGCAAGAACATGGACGATGTGATTTGTGTTCAATACACCGAACAAAAATTTGCAAAATCCGCAATTGAGCAGAGCAAAGCCCTTGCTTATTTGTCTAAATAAAACCTTAAGGAAAATATGAATAGTATTGAAAAAGAAATATTGCTGATTACTCAAGAAGAGTGTGCCGAAGTTGTACAGGCCATTAGCAAATGTTTTCGATTTGGATTAGAAGACACTTACAACGGCAAGACCAATCGTGAGAGTCTGGTTTTAGAACTGGGCGACCTTCAATGCATGATTGACTTGATCAAAGAGTCTAAGTTAGTGAGTACTGACGAACTTAATGAAGCCGTGCAAAGTAAGCGTGAGCGACTTCAAAAGTGGTCGTCAATCTTCGTCCAGGAAGCCGCATAGGACGATTCTAGCGGTGGGTGTGTGGGTTAGTATCAAGAAACCCTCAGCATCGGCGTACAGAGCGTTTTAGAGCGTTGTTTTTTTGCAACAAAACAGTCAAAATTGCTTGACTTTTCGTATGACCTTCTGTAGTATTCGTTATTCGTTCTTTAACATTACTGAGGAGTTCATATGACAAGCCAACTGCGTAGCCGTCGGTTACTTTCTCTCTGGGTCAAATCTTTAGAGACTGCCGACCGAGTGAAGATTGACCGTCGGCACCGAAAACTTGTTGCGATGAAGCAAGATTTGAGTGGTTGCTCTTTTCTTCTTGGACCGTTTTTTGTTTTTAACGGTAAACTCTACAAAGATCGTTCTTTGAAAATTTAAAAGTTGTACTGAGACCGCGGCGTGAAGGTTGCCTATGTAATAGCGGTCTCAATTTTGGGGCCATAGTATAGTTGGGAAAACATCTCGCTTGCACCGAGAAGTCCGGAGTTCGACCCTCCGTGGCTCCACCAGAATTTGAGGGGTATAACTCAGTGGTAGAGTATCAGACTTTTAATCTGAGAGTCCAGGGTTCGAATCCCTGTGCCCCTACCAATGCACCATTCGTCTATCGGTTAGGACAACGCCCTTTCACGGCGTAAAGAGCGGTTCGATTCCGCTATGGTGTACCATATTGACAAACATAATCATCCGTGTTATGATTGTCATTGTAGTACCCGTGTCATTGCGACACTTACTTTATAACCCTTGAAAGGAAATATATGAAAACTTCTAAAACGCCATCTTGGCAAACAAAACTAACACCAATTGCTCAATTCTTAGTTGACATTGGAATCATTGAACTTGATCCTGTTGGTCAGCGACTTGACATGGATTCTCTTACCAAAAAGCAAGGTATCATACGATCTATTCTAAGCGGTCAAGATATTTGTGAAATTGCACTAAGAGAAATGTCTGCTGGTCCCTATCAGTTTCGATCTATTGACGGTGGGCACCGAAAGCGAGCCATCTTCAATTTCTTTACAAATAAATTCAAGACAGGACCAAAAACTTTTTGCTATGTTGATGATCAAGTATTTGACGTTTCTGGTATGTCTTACTCAGAGTTACCAAATGAAGTAATTAAGTTTTTCAAAGAGTATAAACTAAGATTTGTTATTTACGATAAGAGCATGACTGATGAACAAGCAGGTGAGACTTTTCGCTTAAGAAATCTGTCCACCAATGTGAATCATCAAGAGATGTTAAACTCTTATGAAGACAATTTGCTTGCAAAATTTGTGCGTGAAATATCACGAAATATTCCACGATTGAATAATCGACCGCATCAATTGTTTTCAACTCACATGAATTCAAAAGGTGAAGTGAAGCCGATTTATTTTCAGAAAGCATCCGAGCGATTGTCTCATGATGAATTTGTTGCACGATTGCTATGCTTGATCGTAAAAAATAAAGGTTTGACAACATCATCGTTTGATGAATTGGAAGAAATGTATGTAACATACGGTCATCCCGAAGAAGGTGTTTGGGCAAAAGATCCGTCTGTTGCAAAGAAGAATCAGAATGATCTGAAAGCCGCACTTGATTTTCTTTTGAACTATGCTGAAGTACGCAAGCGCAACAATGGGTCTGCTGGTCTTACAAACATTGAAGCAGTCATGTTGTCTCGCTTTTATATCAATCTTTCTAATCAGTATGGAAAGAATTGGAAGATAAACAATTGGCAGAAGTTTTATCAAGGCTTCAAGACTACTTTTGATTCTTTCGTTGGTAAGAACCCTACGGCATCAACTGCGTTGGATCTTGTTTACGGCACTCGTACAAAAGCCGAAGCAATGAAAAAACACTTAGCAGTTTTTGATGTTGAGTTTAAAGTTATCAATTCATTGTCTTGGTTGCTTGAAGAGTTAGAGATCAAAAATCTCTATCCAAACAATCTTGGAATTGTGATTACTGATAAAGTGCGAGGTCTTTCTCAGACTGAGCGAGAGACTATGTGGTTGAACCAAGATCGCAAGTGTTTTATCTCTGGTGAATTTCTTCCTTTTGAAGATTCTGTTGCGGCACACATTGAAGCCCATGCTGACGGAGGGAAGACTACCGCAGAAAACATTGTGATTGTTCACAAAGAGTTGAATGCAAAGATGGGTTCAATGAATCTGTTTGACTACAAGAAACTTTATCTTGAAAATCGAGCAGGCTAATATACATATGAAGTGAAGTTGTAAGTGTTTTGCATAGATATTATCATTTTCTCTATGCAAACACTAAACATTTTTTTATTCGCATTATTCGCAGTTCTTTTTGTGTACACAGGAGACTTTCTTGGTTGTTATACAATGAGAACATTGTCAACGTCATGTGATTGGTACGTTGACAATTTTGAGTAAAGAACGTGCCGTCTAATCAACGGCTAGTCTGACCCGGACGATAAGAAGTGGCGTGATAACCACGGGTGGTTCCTCCGTAGATAAGCGGACATCGAAAGATGAGTCTAACCGAACTGGCGCTGGCAATGCGTTAATCCTCTCTGGTCGGGGAGCGGGTGGAAGGCATGCGTGATGGGATTGAGACTACTCGGTTCTTGATGTGCTATAATTACCGCCGCAGAGAGGAAGCACTTTTTCCGAAGTAGTTCAGTCGGTAGAACAGCGGACTGTTAATCCGTATGTCGCTGGTTCGATCCCAGCCTTCGGAGCCAAGCATCGGTACCAGAGTGGTCTAATGGCGAAGTCTGCAAAACTTTCGATTCGTGAGTTCAAATCTCACCCGATGCTCCAGAATATATAAGAAGTATGCCGCTTTAGTATAATGGTAATACAGTGGATTTGTAATCCTCTGATGGGAGTTCGATTCTCTCAAGCGGCACCATCGGAGTGTAGCACAGCCTGGTAGTGCGCTTGCTTTGGGAGCAAGAGGTCCAAGGTTCGAATCCTTGTACTCCGACCAGATTTGCGGCTGTAGTTTAATGGTAAAACCACTGCCTTCCAAGCAGACGTTCCGAGTTCGATTCTCGGTGGCCGCTCCAAATTATAAATAGAGTCATTCTAACTCTAAAGACTGTAGATCCATGAGTGACAACAAAGAGCAAAACGCACTAAATGAACTTGCCAATCTGTTTGACATTAACTTCTTTGAAAAGAAAAAACAGGAGCAAGCAAAGTTAAAGATATTTGAATCTCTTCTCAAGACAGAGACTAAACCTGAACCTGTCGAAGAAATCAAAGAAGAGATTGTATCTCCTCCTGTAGTTGAAGATCAACAATCAGTCAATACAGTTACAGTTGAAGTTCCAAACTTTCAAGAACAAATTGTAAAGTACATTTCCTCTCAGAAAAAAGTCAACGAGGCAATGTATCCAACTCCCATTCCTCAGACAAATCAAGACATAGAAGGAGCATTTCGAAAACTCAATTATCTAGAGCAATGGGTTTCACGAATTGCCGCTACAGGTCCTGGTTCTGGTGAAGTCAATTTCAGGTATCTTGATGATGTAGAGCGAAGCACAATGACAAGTTCCAATGACAATTGGGTGCTTGAATACGATGCAAATAGTGGTCATGTACAGTTCACAAATCAAATTGGTCCGATTGACTATCTACGTTTTGATCTAACACATATACACGAAGAAGAAAGAGTAGAAGGCACACTTTGTTGGGACCCAAGCGATAGAACACTCAATCTTGCACATGCAAATGGTGTCGTTCAGCAAGTCGGACAAGAATCATATTATAATGTTCGTAATCTAACTGGCAATACAATTACAAATGGCACATGCGTAAGATTTGCAGGCACAGACTTAAACGGTACCGCAAGAATCACAGTTGAACCGTTTCTTGCTGATGGCACTTATCCAAATCTTTATGTTCTTGGTATTGCTACTCAAGACATTGCAAATAATGAAGGTGGATTTGTAACATCGTTTGGTAAAGTTCGTGATGTAAACACTACAGGAAATACAGTTTCGGAAGTTTGGTCCGCCGGAGATATTCTCTATGCAAACCCTTCAGTTGCTGGTGCATTGACAAAAGTAAAACCAACTGCACCAAATAATGTCAATCCAGTTGCCGCAGTTCTCAGAGTTGATGCTACTGAAGGCGAAATCTTTGTTCGACCAACATTTGAACAACAACAACTGTATGGTCGATTCATTAAGACAACCGATCAAATTGCAGGCAATGTAAACTTTGGCTGGGCAGTCTCTTTTACTGATACTCAAATATCAAATGGCGTTTCTTTAGGGACACCAAATACACAAATCGTTGTTGCAGAGTCTGGACTTTATCAGTTTGACGCATCGATTCAAATTACAAGTACAAACTCATCAGCGAAAAACATTCGATTCTGGTATCGTAAAAATGGAACAGATGTGCCTGCTTCAGCAAGAGTCGTTTCAATTGCATTGAACAATGGATTTACAACATTACAGATGACGCAGACATTTTCGTTAGCCGCAAACGATCACATGGAAATTGTTTTTGCGACAACTGATCTTGCGGCATACCCTCATGGCGTAGCAAACACCGCATACGCACCAGCGGCACCAGCGATTCTTTTATCCGTCAATCAAGTTCAGTTATAACTTGACATAGCAGTATCATTCTGCTACAATTATATCATCCGACTGTAACTCAGAGGATAGAGTATCGGCCTTCTAAGCCGAGAGTCGCAGGTTCGAATCCTGCCAGTCGGGCCACTTCTCGGTGTGGTGTAATGGCAACACAGGAGTCTCCAAAACTCTTACTGGCAGTTCGATTCTGTCCACCGAGGCCATTTAATTCTCTCTATGATCATTATAGAAACAAAGTAATGAATTCCACACCTCAATTGATATAAGTAATTATGAAGAAACAAGACATTCTCATTTTAGCCATGCTACTACCAGTTGTTCTTCAAGCAATTCTTATAGTAGCGTTTGGTGTAGGAGGATTCTTCTATAGTCTCATAGTTACTTTTTTACTCTAACGGAGGTGTATATGAAAGTTGTAGGAACAAAAACAGAGCAACATCTTAAAGAAGCATTCGCAGGTGAGTCTAAGGCAAATCGCCGTTATCTCTATTTCGCAAACATGGCAGACATTGCTGGCGCACCAGAAGTCGCATCGATCTTCCGTCATACCGCAGAAGGCGAAACTGGTCATGCCCATGGACACATGGAATATCTCATTGCAGGCGGTTCAGGTGATCCCGAGACCGGGTTGCCAGCAGGCAACATTGCAGACGCACTCAAGTCTGCAATCGCAGGTGAAACACATGAGTATACAGACATGTATCCAGGCATGGCCAAGGATGCCCGTGAAGAAGGCTTTGACGAAATCGCTGATTGGTTTGAGACACTTGCAAAAGCAGAGCGCAGTCATGCTGGCAAGTTTCAGAAAACTCTTGCGGCATACGAAGCGGAGGCTTAAATGTTAACAAAGGACGATTTGTATTCGCTAGAAGAGTACGCAACAATTCGTTCTTCTTACAAAGAGGAAATGGTTGCCCATAAGAAAGCAAGATCAATTGCTTTGGGTGACCATGTCACTCTCTTCTTTGAAGATCGAAGAACAATTCAATATCAGATTCAAGAGATGCTCCGCATTGAGAGAACTTTTGAACCTGAAGGTATTCAAGATGAACTTGATGCGTACAATCCATTAATTCCTACTGGCAAAACATTGAAAGCAACAATGTTCATTGAGTATGGTGATCCTGAGGTTCGCAGAGAGAAGTTAAAAGAACTTGCTGGCATTGAGCATAAAGTCTATGTTCAAGTTATCGGTTTTGATCCAGTCTTTGCAGTTGCAGATGAAGACCTTGAACGTGGCAATGAAGACAAGACTTCAGCCGTACACTTCTTGACATTCAATCTCACATCTGATATGATTGAAGCATTTGGTGACACTCCAGTTGTTGTGGGAGTGACACATGATAAATACGGTAAGTACACAGAAGTTAATGAATCATTGAAAACAAGTCTTCGGAGGGACTTTGCTCCGATAGAATAGAGGAGCATTTATGGAGTATAATCCAGAAGAAGTAGAGCAGAAAATGGCTGAACTCATTCGTCCTGTCGATCAACAATTAATGATGTGTGATGATCGACAGGAACTTTTAATGTTCGCATGTGTAATGCTTCAGAGGGTGACCGAAATTCTTGACAATCAAATTGGAAGAGATGGTCGAAACAAAATACTTCAAGACAATATGAATTTTTAAAATGTTTAAACTTGACTTGAACGAAGTAAAAGATTTCATTGCTAAACAATCCCCACAAACAAAAGTCTACATTGGTTGCGATTCAGAAAGAGTCATGATCAATGATGAGTGGTGGGCAGACTACATTCTGGCAATTGTGGTACACATTGACGGCAAACATGGATGCAAGTTGTTTGGTGAAGTTATTCGTGAGCGAGACTTTGATCAAAAGAAGAATCGTCCACGAATGCGTTTGATGAATGAAGTTTATAAGGTATCTGACTTGTATTTGCGGCTAGTTGATGTTATAATTGATCGTGAAGTGGAAGTTCATCTGGACATCAATCCGAATGAACTGCATGGAAGCAATTGTGTAATCAATGAGGCAATCGGTTACATTCGTGGAACTTGTAATGTGATACCGATGATTAAACCAAAAGCATTTGCGGCATCGTATGCGGCAGATCGTTTTAAGGAATTGAGAAGTGCTTAAACAATGTATATTACCGCTACTACTCATAACAACAACAATACATGCAAAAGAAGTTTCAGGAACTGGAGAGTATCGCTTTGGTCCTGAGACCGCACAAAACATTGCATGTTCAATTGCCGAAGAAAACGCAAAGAAAAATGCCATTGCGAACTTTGTCGGCGAATACATAGAACATCAAACCAATCAAATATGTAAGAATGAGGAATGTACAGAATACCGTACACTCTTTTCGGAGATAAGCGGAAATGTACAAACCATCATTGATCGAAATGTACTGGTTGCACCTGAAAGAGGTCACTCAGTCTGTATTGTGGATATTAAGGCTGAGGTGGAAAAGATTTCAAATCCGATCACTTTCAAAGTGGAAGGATCATCTGAACTTCGGCACGGCGACCGTTTTGTGCTTAGTGCTATTAGCAATCGTGTTGGTAATTTTGTAATCTTCAATGTCATTGATGATACCTATCAACAAATCTATTCTGACAAAGTAACTCTGGCAAACTCAGAGTTTGCCATACCATCAAAGAATCATCGTCTTCTTGCCAAACTTCCAACCGGCAAACATCAATCAATCGAAAAAATAGTTGTGCTTTTTTCTACAGAAGCATTGACAATCCAGAGTCGGTATAGTAGAATGGAGTTTGAGAGGTTGATAAATGACATACCTTTTGTCAATCGTAAACTTGTTAATCATCATGTAACCATAGTGAGGTGAGTATGAAATATCTTATGATTCTGTTGTTATCGTTTAGTGTAACTGCATGTGGTACTCTTGGTGGCGCAATGCAAGGTGCAGGTGAAGACTTGAATGCCGCTGGTGGATACATTCGTTCTGTAGGGAAATAATTATGAAAAAAGTACTTCTTGTATTACCTTTAGTTGTTGCCATGTCTGCGTGTAGTTCATTCAAACATCGAACAAGCGTAGAACTTGAATCTCCTAAACTTTTCACAAAAGATAATGAAGTTCAGTATCCTGACTGGTATGTAAAAGGTGCTGAGTCTGATGATAAAGGTATCTACTCAGTTGCCTCAGAATATTCATCAGACTTTCAATTCTCAGTAGACAAAAGCATGTTATCTGCAAAACGAGAACTTGCCGCAAACTTTTCGTCATACATTTCTGCAATGATGAAAGACTTTGCTACTGAAAGTGGTGATAGTGTAGCAAGGGCAGACCT